GGCGAAGTGGCTAACAAAGCTGCTACCGCTGACAGCCTGACTCTGGCTGGCTTCACCAAAGCCGGTACTGCTAACGCTGATGGCAGCACCACGTTCAGCAAAGACGTATCTAACAAAGCAGCAACCGCAGCTAACGTCCTGTCCAACGTTAAGAACGACAGCACCCTGACCTCCAGCAATACCGGTAACGGTCTGGGCGTAGCGGCAACGGGTAATGCATATAAATACAACGCTGCTACTCAATCATACAGCTTCGACGCAACCGGCGTAACTACAGATAAAGCACTGAGCAAACTGGCACCAAACGCAGGCGATTCCTTCTCTGCGAAAGTCACTATCGGTGCCAAATCTCAGGACGTTAACGTTAGCAAAGATGGCACCATCACCACCACCGATGGCAAAGCGCTGTTCCTGGATGAAAAAGGTAACCTGACTCAGACCGGTAGCGGTACCACTATCGCAGCCACCTGGGACAACCTGGCGAACAACGTTGATACTACCGCTAAGGATGCAAACGGTAACCGTGACTCCGTGGCTGTTACTGCAACCATCGAAGCGAAAGGTATGACCATCACCACCGCGGGTGGTGTGACTCAGGTTGCTAAAGATGATGCTTACAACGCTGCGTATGCTACATGGATCGGTGCAAATGCTGGCGATACTGTAGGTGCTGCTGCTGCCGGTGCTACGGATGCTGCAGCCGTTCCGACTCCGGCTAGCGCCCTGGTAAACGTTACTGGTGCGAAAGTGTCAGCTGCTGAAATGGCGGGCGCGATTGGCACGAGCGGTTTCACTCTTTCCAACGGTACTGCAGCGCCAGCGACCGGCGTTTATACTGTAGCCGCTGGTACTGGTGCAGTTACATATGACGCTGATGGTACCGGTGTTGGCGCAGCAGTTGCGGCTTACACCGATATCGAAGGTAAACTGACTACCACTGATAAAGAAACCGTGAACTACTTCGCGCAGGCAAACGGCAACGTTACCAACGCAACGGGTTCCAAAATGTTCCAGACTGCTGATGGAAAACTGACCACTGCTGAAACCACCAAATCAGAATCCACTAAAGACCCGCTGAAAGCGTTGGATGCTGCTCTGGCTAAAGTTGACTCCCTGCGTTCCGACCTGGGTGCTGTGCAGAACCGTTTCGATTCTACCATCACCAACCTCGGCAACACTGTGAACAACCTGACTTCTGCTCGTAGCCGTATCGAAGATGCTGACTACGCGACCGAAGTGTCTAACATGTCCCGTGCTCAGATCCTGCAGCAGGCAGGTACTTCTGTACTGGCACAGGCTAACCAGACTACTCAGAGCGTTCTGTCTCTGCTGCGTTAA